TTCTGTATCTTCACATTCTTTGTATAATTTTATAGATGCAATTTTATCACTTTTTAACGCCTCGCCAACCTTTTCCTTTATATTACCGGTAGATTCAACTACTTCACCAGGAATCGATTGTAATCCCCTGATAACAGATACCATAGAAGCTGCACTCGATGAAAAGCAGCAAAATACACATAAGCACCACAGTCCCATGAGCGTTCCTGCAGTTTTGAGAGTTGCCGCATTCTGGGCTATTTTTATATTTGCGTTCGTCATATTATATTATGTTTATATTTAAAACTGAAAACCTATACTTTTTCTCGTGGTATGACTGCCTACATAATGCCAAAATAAACCTTCTTTTGGTATTACAAATTCGTTTATTTGCCAACCTTTTTTATCATATTTTGTAATTATCTTATCCAGTTTATAATCGTAGTATTTAAAAAAACTTTTATTAGATTCTTGGGCCCATGTGAGGTATATACGTTTTCCCGGTGAATTACTATTTGTATGCCACCCACATCTACTTCCAGGTGGGTAATAGTATATTCCACGATGATCTACATTTTCCTCTTTTAATGAAACTTGTAGTTTTTTTATTATACTATTTATTATATCATCTGCAAACTCATAATTATAAACGATTCTATTTGATTTACATATGTTTGCTTGGGGATATGGTATATCTTCATGTATATTTATTTCATTTCTAAATTCTATATCTGGGTCATAGTCGAGTTTATAATTTAAAGTTTCTGACGAAAACATATGATGAGTATTACCCCATTCTAGTTTATCTAAAAGATTTAGTTCATCTTTAAGGAGATCAAGGAGATCAATCATATTTATATACGACAAAAAATATATCTCAACATACTATAAAACATGAGTGAATTAATGCTCGATGATAAACTTGCCATGGATGATGCGAATCCATTTGTAGAATTTATGCCAGGTTCGAGTCGTCAACCACACGACTTTGGCGAATACGTTGCACCAGAAGAAGAAAAAGAAGAAGAACCATATAAGAGTCCTGCATGTGATGTAATTTCAAAAAATGTAGGTAGACCAGGGTACAGTGAAGAAAAATGTGCTTTATCTAGACCACTTATTCCAGGAAGAAATATAGATAAAGGGTTTACAGAACGTGGTTTTTTTCACCAATCTGAAAATGTAGAAAAGATAGCAAAAGCTGTAAAGGCTGGTTCAACTAATAACTTTATATTGAATCTGATTAGTATGTTATTTCTGATTCTATTAATTGTAATGTTCTAAATAATTTTTCAAGATTATATTTATTTGTAGATGTTTTTATAACGTCTGGAAGTACATCTAAACATATTTCTCTTACGAGTTTTTTCTGCCAAGAACACTTTTTATTGATATATGGAGGTGAGAATGTCGGATCTAATATTTTTACAGAATTCATAATTCGTATGAGTGAATTTATATTTTTGTTTTCGAATAACACATTATCTAATTGAATTAAAACCATTTTATGTATAGTTTCAAGTGTTTTAATAACCATGGTATCGAGAAACCTTTCATAACGAACAAGACTCTTATCATTATAATTAAAGTCACACGTTGTTACTGTTCCAAACGTATCTACTAGATTTTCATAACCTGCACCTTCTTTGTATTTAGAATAATAAATTTCAACAATTGTTTTATTTTCATCTATATCGAATATTTGATGACATTGGTCTACAAACGAGGTCATATGTAAAAAAATATATAATTACATCTTTAAACCATTCCAAATTTCTTTTCCTTTTCAAACTTAAGTTGACATTTAAGTTTTTCTAAACTATCCTGCTTTTTAATATCCGAACCAGAACACTCGTGTATTTCTAATTGAATACATCTAGAACAAAAAGATAAATTACAATATTTACATGGTATTGGAATACCCTTTTTTTTACATTTAAAACACGGCATTTAAAAACAACCTAAGTTACCTTTAACTTATATTTTTTTTAAGTTACAATGTATACAACTATTGCAAATAATACATTTTCATATTTTCTTACTCTGAATGAGTTTAGAGAAAAGATAAAACGGGAACATCCCGATATCGAACCATCATGGATTAAACTAACAACAATAACAATGATTTCACAATTTAAAAAAAATATAAACATACAGTTTTTAACGGATTTTTTTAAAGAAGATGGTTTGAAACTAAAAAATGTAAAGAAAAGCGAAAAAAGTAAATTTAATTGGAAGATGAAGGATACGACATTTTATAATCAAATATCATTGGTATATGAAGATCATCATAGTACTAAATCTGTAAAAGTTTTTCCAAATGGGAGTATACAGGTAGCAGGATGTGCCGATTTATTTGATTGTAAACGTGTTATTAAACAATTGTCATACATGTTCAGTAGAATTCTTGGTAAAGAATATGTTATACCAGAAGACGCATTTCGTGTTGTTATGATTAATTCGAATTTTAGTTTGAATAAAAATTTAAACCTTATTCAAACGGCTCAAAAATTTGAAGATGCAACACGTATAATACAAACTACTGGAGAGAGGGGTGTTTTTAAAACGTCGTTTGAGCCAGATAGATATTCTGCCGTTAAAGTTAAATTTAAACCAGCGGAGGACATGAAAGAAATTACGACGAGTATTTTTAGTACAGGTAAGATTATCATTACAGGTGCAGAAACACTCAAAGAGATTGCACTTGCTTATAATATCATTATATCACATATTCTTCATCATAAAAAATCTATAATCGTTTCGGATATAGATCCATTAAAAAAAGAAATTTTCAACGTGGCCTCAGGATACAACATAAATGATATTATAAAAATGGCAACTGATATAGGACATAAATCGTGGATAGATACTATTAAAAATAAACAAATTAATTTCTAATGTAATACTAATATATAAGATGTCTCAAAGACTTGGTATGGCCGATGGTCGATGTTTCACAGTAAACGCTTCTAACCAATTACTCAACAACTATCTCATGAAACAGAATGGTATCACATTTGAAGATAATTATTCGTTTCGTAAAATGCTCCAGCAAAAGGGCCCAGAACTTTTGAAACCAGTACAAGATTTACAGGGTACTGAAAAGTGTGGATCTTGCGATAAAGCACTTCTCAAAGTTCCAAATATTTATTAAACACGTACGATAAATTTCAACTTTTAACTTCTTTAAGTTTTGTAGAGAATGACACAGTGTGCCATATGTCTCAATGAGGTAAGGCGAACAAGGAAAAATGAACCATTACGTTGTGGTCATTTATTCCATTCACATTGTCTACAGAAATGGAAAGATAAGGGTAATCAGAGATGTCCAATTTGTCGTAAAATTTTCGATTGTGAAAATTTCAGGGTACAGATTACCGTACATAATTTATTCGAAGAAACGTCAAATACGGTAACAGTGGATAATAGTGAGTATATTTTCAATGCACTCGATATATTTTTCGATGTAGGAAATCAAACCGATTTATCAAGTCTTCTTGGTGATTTTGGGGTGAGTGTGTCCGACCTTGATTCCTCTGTTCTTAACACAGAATGAACTACAATATTTTTTATAGCTTAAACCGGGATAATTACGAGAAGCTGTTCTAGGATCTTGAATACTTTTACCTTTCGCATCCACTAATAACGGACCAGTCGCCCAACCCCTTTTATGACTAAATATATTTGCTTTAAATTTTAAAAGCTTACCAGGCACAAGTTTTCCAGATCTTTTTACACGGCTTACAGGAACCTTGAAAAATTTAGCTATACTTTCGTATGTATTACCTTTTTTTACTTTATATTCAACGGAACCATGTTGTTTATAAAAATGAAAATCACCTTGTCTGAAATAGTTTCTTTTATTTCCGGGTGCTACAAACATCATGACTTTAAAATGGTTTGGTTTACATTTTTCATTTGCTTTTGCCATATATACTTTTTTAGGATTATCCGCAACAACTCTTTGAGGTAACCCTTTACAATGTGTATATGTATGAGAAAGATTACGTATACCAGCCCGTTCACCTGGTATACTTTTTTGTAAACGCATACTTTCGTAATCTCCTACTGCATATGCGTAACAATTATTATTGCCTATACCAACTGTACGACCCCATAATCTTTGGGTGTAGTTTGGTTCAGAACCACTCAGAGGAAGGGATGGTTTCTTCATTACTAATATCATAGAAAAAAATATTGGTAATAAATAAAATGCTCAGAGATCTCGCAAACGCTAAAAAAATGAACGACGTCTTAACAGAACTTCTCATCTTCGTTCTTTCCATCCTTATCAGTACATTTGTACTTCGATTTGCATGGAACCAATCGCTTGTTAAACACATAACGACTCTTAAACCAATCAAGACATTCCTTGACGCGTTTATTCTTTCCCTTGCCATATCCGTCGTTAGAGGACTTTAATTATACTTCTTTGTAACCAACAATCTTTTCACCAGTTGGTGATTTGAGTTGTGGAAATGACTTAATTCCGTCGCATTTGCTTTTTTCGCAATCGACGAAATTGTGATTAATCCCTTTCTTTTTAAAATAATCGAGTTGTTTTGTTGTCCATCCACACCATGTCGTGCCATAAACGGTCCATTCGCCACCATTGGTAGATTTTTTAACCTGACCTGTTTTCATAAGAATAATTGTGTTGATTACACCGAGAATAATAAATGGTAACTTGTTCATTATACTTATTTAATATATTTTATTTTTAGACTCTGACATATTTGCGCTATTGTCTTATCCTTTGTCTGGATATTCATGGAGTTTGCAATTTTAACAAGTTCACTTTTTTTATACGATTCACATTTACGCGTCCCAATTTTAACATAACCTTTTTTAGATAATGAAACTTTAGGTGGCGGTTTATTTCCACCATGTTTTACAGTAATAGGCTTTGGTTTGATAGGCGTTCTACCTATAATATCAAGAATTTTAGTCAATTCCTGTTTTTTCTCTCTGTACGGTGAAAAGTATCGGTCTTTGAATATTTGTTTAAATGTAGGTAAATTTCCGTGGCCTACAGGACTCATTCGAAGTCTATAATTATTGATTTTATGTGTATTAAGACCCAAATATTCTGGTGGTAAAATGCGTTCTATAAACTGAATAGTTTCTGCACCTACATAAATTCCTTCAGTTTTTAACAATTGTCTTACAGAATTAAGGAAAAAATGAACGTCATACATGTAATTTGATTCTCTGTATATTCCATATTTAATTTTAAATTCACCCGAATCAATTTCTGGATTTTGTATACCACTTATACATGAAAATCCAAAATCATTTAAGGATGCTTCTATACCTATATCATGCACTTTTAGAATATTAGTATCGTCAATTTTAAACCTTCGTATACCTTTTGCTTTTACATTGGTATCTATTAAAATATTTTCTGTATGTAAATCGTGATGTCTAAAAGATGGATATTTTCTATGAATTCTGTATAAATTATATAGTATATGTGTAACTATGGTTCTAAGATGTATTGGACGAAGTGTTTTTGCATTATCTTTTACAAATTTAGTTAAATTTCCACTATTTGCATATTCTGTGTAAATAATGGAATATTTATCACATTTTTGATATGCATACATACGAGTTCCACTCAATTTTTCTACACGTTTACCTATCTTATATTCATACCTAGTTGGATCATTTGATACTTTTATAGCGACAGGTTTTTCACATTCTTTATCTATACATCCTAGAAATACTTCACCCATTTGCCCTTTACCAATTTTACGTAAACCTTTTTTACTACTTAAAGAACCATTAACACTAAAATTGGTACCAGGTTTATAAAACACTTCATGTGGTTTACACCCAATACCTTGTATAGCTTTTATAACATTTTTTCCCAATAGATTTCTTTGAGATTGTGTTTTTACATTTTTTTTATCTCTTGAAATAGATGCAATTTTTTTCAAATCGTTAATGTGACGTTCACGTTCCATACTGGTATACAATAATATTTTATTCGTCAATTTCTTCTTCGATGTATTCATCTTCCTCAACTACATCATTATTATCGAGACCCTGGAATGCAAAAGATGGTAATTTTGAAGATTGTTCACACAAAACTTGCGAAAGGCGTACACTTACACCAAATTTATTATCGATAAACCAAATTTGGTTTACATCGACAATACACGCGCATCTCTGACCTTTTTCAATTTGATCGACTGAAATCAATTCACGTGCCGAGTTATATGCTTCGGCTAAGAATTCACCTGTCTGTTTGGTCATAATCTTGAGCTTGAGGGTATCAGGATAATCGTCTTTACCCTGACGAACGAGTGGTTTATACAGGGCTTCACGAATAACATTAATATCATACGCTTTTCCAAGCCATTCTTTTGAGTTATCAGCAACTGTATTGATGATAATTTCGTCAAGTTCCTTTAATTTTTCAGATAATTCCATAGCCGGTTCATTATCTTTGTCAAATGATAAATCAAGTGAATATGAAGTTTTATTTGTTGCTTCATCAGTAAATGCACTCATACCAAATGGTGAACGCATAAACGGGAGTTGTAAATAGAGTTTCTTTTTACCATCTTGTGCATTAATATACACAGTTTTTCCACCGTTCTTATTTTTCTTCATCTTCGTGAAGACAACAGACGACGGATCAAATTGTTCGGAAACTTGGATAATATTAGACATTGTATTTTATATATTATATAGGAACCCAAACTTTAAGTCGGTTTTTTTTCTCAATATACAATATATAAAATATTCACAATGGGTCTTTTTAAAGATTGTGGTTGTGGATGTGATGGTAAGAAACAGGAACAAAAGTTACTGATTTCTATCATGTCTGCGTTAATTTTCTTTGTGATTGCAAACCCTGAAACATTTCGTACAATGCGTAGGGTGTTTGGGTCATGGGTTTCCAGCCCAACTGGATGTCCATCTACAAGTGGTCTCGTACTTCATACAGTCGTTTTCATGTTAGTTACATGGGCTATGATGAATATAAAGCGCGAAGAGTATGCTCCATTTGAACCAATAGTAGAAGAAACTGTTGGTCCATCGCCAGTACCTGGTCCATCGCCGGGTCCATCTCCACCACCTCAAATGGTTGATATGCCATCACCATTACCAGGTATATCAGAGGAACAATTTACTATGTTGGATACTGGTAGAGAATTAGGTTCATTAGATTTAACTAACGACGGTGAGGCTGTTACATGTTCGTGTTCTGATGGTAGAAATGCTGTTATAACACCCTAATTAAAAATCCTCATTAAATTCTATATTTTCTGTATCTTCGTCCATTTTACCATAATCACCGACACGTTTTTCAAAAAAATTTGTTTTACCGTCGAGTGATATATTCTCCATAAAATCAAAGGGATTTTTTGTGTTCCAGATTTTATCGTGACCCACTTGTTTAATTAATCTGTCTGCAACATATTCTATATATTCGGACATTTTTTCAGAATTCATTCCAATGAGACTACATGGAAGTGCATCTGTAATAAATTCCTTTTCGATTGAAACTGCATCTTTTATAATTTCTTCAATTACAGTCTTAGATGGTTTATTTTTCAACATTTTAAATAGTTCGACTGCAAATTCTAAATGCATACCTTCATCTCTACTTATAAGTTCATTACTAAAACATAAACCTGGTAATAAACCTCTCTTTTTCAACCAGAAAATCGCGCAGAAACTTCCGGAAAAGAAAATGCCTTCAACACATGCAAATGCTATTAATCTTTCTGAAAATGGTCTATTTTTATCAAACCATTTCATAGCCCATTTTGCCTTTTTCTCTATACACGGAATTGTCTGAATAGCTTCGAATAATTCTTTCTTTTCCTTAGAACTTCTTATATATTTATCTATAAGTTTGCTATATGTTTCTCCATGAACCATCTCATTATGTTCCTGATATGCATAAAAAGATCTAGCTTCTGTATATTGCACCTCACTTGCAAAATTATCATTTAAATTTTCAAAAACTATTCCATCTGAACCTGCAAAAAAAGCTAATATATATTTTATAAAATGTTTTTCATTATCACTTAAACTATTCCAATCGTCCATATCTTTGGAAAAGTCAATTTCTTCAGCGGTCCAATTAGACATCTGTGCCTTTTTATACAAAGACCATAAATTTTCATGTTCTATAGGAAATACAGTAAACCTACTGAGCGTTGGTAGAAGCATTGGTTCTGCCTCTTCTAAAAATTCCTGAAATTCAAAGAAGTCTCCAATCAGGGTACCATTTACAATCAATTGTGGAAATGTTGATGCTTGTGCACCACATCTTGATTTTAGTTCTGTTTTATCGATTATTGTTTTTTTATATTCCAGGTTATAGTCCTTACAAAGGTTTTCTGCGTGTTCGCAATACGTACATCCATTTTTGGATAAAATTTCAACTCCCATCTGTGCTAATACCTGTAAATATTTTTGTCGTAAATCTTTAGATATGATTAATATTTCTGAAATTCAGCCTGGAGATTTAATCAAGGTCCTTGTGAATTTAGAAGATATAGAAGATGAACTGTACGCGAAAGTAAAAGAAAATAATAATGATTACCTGGTTGTTTCGTATTATTCAGAAACCTCCATGACGTATAAAGGTGCTTGTTTATATGAATATGAAGAAGATAAAGATGAACTTGTTCAAATGGATAATCTTTCAGAACATCATCAATCTCCAGAGTATTTCGTAAATATTCAAGATAATTTATATGCAATGATAGATGAAATAAATTCAGATGACGAGAGTGAGATAATAGATGATTCTGATGATGATGGTAGTGATCTAGACGATTTTATAGTTCCGGATGATGTTGTTGATGGAATTGTTATTCCTCCATCAAATCATAAGACTATAGACAAAGAGTGGTCTGAATGGGAACCGAGAAGTCCTGGTTCTAAAAGATTTAAGGATATGGTAAATTCTTTAGAAGCACAAGCAAAAATACAGGCAGATGAAATGAATTTTTAAACACCTAAGTGCGATTTATATTTTTATGAATTTTAATACTTCATTATAGAATGGAAGAATTGGCTGCTATATGGTCCGAAGTGGACAAACTTTTAAAAAAACCAACGTTAAAAAGGCCAATTAATACATACACATGTAAAGAATGCAACGGTACAAAAGTATTTTCAAAAGAGGGTATGCCAACATGCTCTGATTGTGGTTTAGTTGATACAATGTTTATAGATGAAAGTCCGGAATGGACAAGTGGTGTATCAGATGATGGTAAAGTAAATGATCCATCTAGATGTGGAAATCCAAATGCAAACCCAGAATTGTTTTCAAATGAATGGGGTAAAGGAACTGTTATCATGACGCAAAATACATCTACGTATGAAAATAAACGAATGGCTAAAATTAACTTTCATCAATCAATGAATCATAAAGATAGAGCGTTATTTCATGCTTATAAGAGTATTGATGAAGCTTGTCATACATTACCTGATAGTGTTTTAAAGGATGCAAAAATGATGTATAGAAAGTTTAATTTAGAAAAATTGACAAGAGGTGCTGTACGATCTGGAATAAAGGGCAACTGTGTTTTGTATGCATGTCGTTTATCAAAAATTCCAAGAACGACAAAAGAGATTGCGGATATGTTTGGTATAAATAGTAAAGATATTAGTCGAACAACACAAATGTTCACAGAAACACTACTAGGTAAAACCGAAAAGAATTACGTTACTCGACCTTTTGATGTCATGAATAGATTACTTAATTCATTTACCGTTACACGAGAACAAAGATTTAATTGTACAAAAATGTGTTCTCAATTAGAAAATTGTTCTGAACTTATGAGTAAAACACCAAATAGTGTAGCATCAACTATTATATACTTGGTTCTGAAAGGTAGTTTTACAAAAACAGATGTATGTGAAAAGTGTGGTATTTCTATACCAACTATAAATAAAATTGAAACTATAATTAAAAAATACTTAGAGGAATAAAACATTAAATTTATAATATGAAGAAAATCTTTTTAAGTACCCCATGTTATGGAGGTCTTTGTTTAGAAAAATACATGATTAGTATTATTCGACTTCAACTTCTTCTTATAAAAGAGGGTTTTCAACTTATGATTGATACAACAGAGAATGAAAGTCTTGTTCATCGTGCTCGTAATGTTGCAGTTGGAAGATTTATGCAAAAGACGGACGCGGAATATTTTATGTTTATAGATGCAGATATAGATTTCGATCCATTATCTGTTGTACGTCTTCTTCGTTCTGGTCATGATGTATCTGTTGCGATTTATCCTAAAAAGGTAGTAATGTGGGATCAGGCAAAAACTGCTATAGAATCTGGTGATACTAGAAATATGGCTATGCTTTCTTCGAGTTTAGTAGCGAATATAGGTGCGCAACATAGACAAGTGGAAAATGGTTTTGTTGAAGTATTAGATGGTCCAACTGGGTTTATGGTTATCACTAGAGAGGCATTTGATAAAATGCACGAGCATTATAAAGAAGAATTAGATTGTGTAAACGATCATCAAAATAGAGACTTTGAAAAATACTGTGCTTTATTTGATTGTATGATAGATCCTGACAACAGAAGGTATCTTTCTGAAGATTATGCGTTTTGTAGAAGATGGCAGCAAATGGGTGGTAAAATATATGCAGATTGTAATACAACATTAGGGCATATAGGTAATTTACCTTTTAGTGGGTGTCTTAAAGATAGGCTTAAGGTTTAGAATTAATAGTATATTATGAGATTTGCAACAATTATCGTAACGCGTGGAAATTCGTGTCACGTAAAAACACTTCATACTATTCTTAGATTTAACTTAAAGTGTATGCAAAGGGGTAATACAGAAAATGAAGTTGTTTTTGTAAATGAAGATCCTTTTGAAAAAGCTGATATGATATATAAATATTTAAAAACACACGATCGTATATTTTTCGTAGATTTTGGTATTAGTGTTGATGATGATTCTCTTGAAATAGCGTTTGACAAACATGACGGTATTGGATGTATGGTATTTCCAGGTGTAACTGAAGGTATAGATTGGGATATGTTTAAGGAAAAAGTAAAAAAAGGAACTAAAGAACCAGTAGAACAAATGGGGTTGCATTTTGATACAGAGGTTGGTACTAAAGTCTCTGGTGATGTTTATATAGTAAAAGAAACATCCGCAAAAGCATGGGTTATGTTAAATAAGAACGTAATGAAAAATTTAAAAGATAGAAAAAATGGTTCATTTAAAATACATCCAAGAATGAAAACTATGTTTATGAAATTTCAAGAAGCTGGTATAAAAATTCATGCATATACAGCATCTAAGTTGATCATGACATATAGTCATGAATGTATAAGTAATATATTAAACGCAGCTGGTGTTAAATCAAATTAAAGAATAGAGTAATTATATAGAACATAATGGCACGTGTATCTGTAAAGTCGGGCGACCCACTTTACAAATATGCGATTTCTTTTATGGAATCCAAATGGGGTACTAAAAAAGGTATTTTTCCGGGGTGTCAACCTATTTCAATAGAACGACAACACTTTGGTATACTTTCAAAAAATGATTATGTTGTTTGTGAAAAAACGGATGGAACACGATATATGATGCTTGCATTTATATATGAAAATCGAAAAGTGTGTGTATTCCTAAATCGTGCACTCGAAATGTTTACATGTTCACTTAATTTTAGGCGTCCAATATATGATGGTACTATTTTAGAGGGTGAATTATATGATAACGTATTTATGATTTATGATTGTTTAATGACATGTGGTGAAGTTATAGGTCAACAAAATTTTTTGGAACGTTTAGAACATTGTGAAAAAACAATAAAAAAGATGATGGTTTTAAAAACAGATCCAATATTTTTAAAAGTTAAAACATTCCATCTTCACCAGGATTTTAAAGAATTTATGGATGTGTATCTTCCAACTGTTAAACAGGAAATGGATGGTCTTATTTTTACTCCTATAAATGAACCCATACGTACAGGTACACATGAGACTATGTTTAAATGGAAACCAAGGAATAAAAATACAATTGATTTTAAAATAAAGAAGTCACATACTGTAGAAACACCTGGGTGTGAACCTGGTACACGTGTATGGAAGTTATATATACAAGATAGGGGTAAACTTATACATGAATCACAAATACCTATTGATCGTATGTCGGATTATAAATGGTTAAATGAAAATGATATTGTTGAATGTATGTATGTAACATGGGAAACTGGACCTTTATGGTGGAAACCTATAAAAAGAAGAACTGATAAAACGTTTCCAAATAGTCGTCGAACATTTTATAGGACTTTAGTGAATATCAAGGAGAACATTCAGATGAAGGAGTTTTTAGATTGTATACCTGGACGTAATGACTATCTTCATTAGGTAAACCATCGAGTTTAAATAATTTATCGTCATCCTGTACAATCCAATCTTCTTTAAATTTAGTCATCGATGTGTAATGACCACCCCATTGAATACCTTTATGAATTATAGACCCACATAACTCGTATCCCAATTTTAAAAATTCATCTATCTTTACTTTACTTTTTTTATCGAATGATATAAGTAGAATTTTAGGTTTTTTCGATATAAAACACCTTGTTGTAGCTACATGATGTTTTACATTATCATTATCAATATAACCTTCTATTGCATTCCATTTATTTCCTTCTTCAATCATTTCATCTACACTTTTTATCTCTTTTTTCATATTTAAAATATGTATACAAAACGGTATTTTAATTATATTTTTACTAACAGGTGATATTGTTACTTGTGTTGTTTCTCCATAAAGTAGTTCTTTAATTATAGGGTATTCTTTCTCGAGTATATCTATAATACATAATAGAGCGTCCTGAGCGTCATGTGGTTCACCAATTTTAAACCGTGGAAACTTTTTTATAAATTCTAATAATAATGGTTGTATTGTAAATATTTTAGATTCGTGTGTTGAAAAATATATATGAACTATGTTTTCATATATTTTTGTAAAAGGACACTCACCCTTGTATTTGTTATGTAATATATATTCTGACACTTTATGTATATGTAGAAAACACTGTATAGCTGAATTAAAATAACACGTATTTCCGATATTAGTGAAGCCGTGCATCTGAAAAAGGTGTATAAAAAAGGCTTAAGAAGAAGACGCGATATATAAATGTAATAAAAGAATGGACGTTCATAAAATATGTGATACAATCGAACCTATTCTTAATAAGTTCAAAAATAATGAATTTATTGAAATGGAGTTTCGTCTCGGTAAGTATAATGGTACATTTTTCGATACGAATATAGGTAAGGATATGTATGTTAAAATGTTAAATGGTCTTAATAAATATACCGGATGGGATCGTATTGTTCAGTCAGAAACAGATGTCTTTTTCCGTGAAAAGGATAATCTTCGTATAACTATAGATGAAACTACGAATGAAGAAACTATTATAAAAAAAGAAAGGGTGCATGTTGAGGATTTTAAGAATCTTAAGGATACACCTTTTGATATAAGATTTTGCATTTCTAAAGAGACTCCGATGGAACATGATTATGATAGTGAAATGGATGGTAAAAAAACGAAGACACGTACTTCTTTTTTTCGTAAGAATGTATCTATTGATATGACTTCTGTGTACGGAAATGTTCATGATATGGATTCAGAAGATCCATATACATACCAGGTTGAATTTGAAATTATAAAACCACAAAGTGTTGAAGATAAGAATATGATATTTAACATTATCCATAAAATAAAAGATTTATTTAATATGTTAGAGTAAAGTAAATATGTTAGCTTGGATACTTATAGTTATAATTGCATTATTTTTACTTTATGATGTAGATATTACAGGTGAACGTGTAAAAGTACATGGTTTTACTACAAAATACTTTTATATGTCGCATGGAGAATCAAAAAATGTATTCGAAAAAATGAAGAAAGATGGTCTACCTGATGAGACTATAAAAGAATTTATTATGATGGAAGATAGATTCCTTAATCTTGAACGTCTATCAGTTTGTACACAAACATCTCGTAAAATAGAAGCATTTGGTCTTTCTAAAGAAATAAAAGAGAGATTTCGTGGATATGATTTTTCATATCATGCTAATCATCTTAAACAGATTTCTGAACCACATAAACTCATAAATCGAAGTATAGTATGTTTATGAGGTATAAAAGTGTTCTTCTATGTGACCCAGCTTCCATTTCATATAGGTTATCATATATGAATATAATGAGATTTGTATCATCTTTATCCCTATGTTTTTCTAAATAGTTTCTAGCGTTATCAGTGTTTATAAATTCATCCGTACAATAATATTTTATTTCTAAATTTCCCATACCTGACTGGTGTGTTTCTCTTTCTATACGTATATAATCTGCTATAGTATAAAATATAGCATCTATTATGCTCGACAAAATATAGTTATTCCAGCGTTCTTTATAATCGATAATGAAGCCATTTCTATTTTGTCGGACACGATTTAATAATAATTCTCGTGGATCTTCCATGTTTATTTAGTTTTGCGTTTATTCTTTAAGGCTTGCGGAAAATTTTGTTGAAGTTGTCTTTTTATCTTAATATATCCTCTCACTTTGTTACTATTAAGTGGTGGTGTTTTTGGTAAATTTGTAACGTATTTTATGACATTATTTACCATAGTATTACCATATTTACCATATAATTTTTGAGCTTCGTTTTTAATGAGTTTCTTTTTAAGATCCTGTTCTTGATTAAGTTTCATATTCTTGACCATAGCTCTTTTGATGTCGTTCGCGACCATCTTTTTTATAACACCGTTACGTGTTGTGACGTTAAGAGATTTATTCTTTTCAGCTTTATTTAATTCTTTCTTTACATCACGTACATTTTTATCCAAATCCATAACTTTACCATACTTTGTCATCCACTTTTTACCATACATTTTAACAAGATCATTCTTGATACTTGTATTATTAATACGTCGTTTTTTATTCACAATATTTCTATTTCTTTTCAAAAGAGCTCTTTCCATCTCGTTTGCAAGTGAATTTGGTGTATTAGGTGTTTTTGGTTTATTTTGAAGTTTTTGACAAAGTATTTTTACAGTATCTTTATCATTAACTGTAATACCTTTAGATAATGCTATGGCAACAAGTTGTTCTTTTTTCATAGTTCGACACAATTTATCATCAATTTTTAAATTGGATGTACCTTTGTTAATTGCATCGAGCGCCGAACATATAGTTTCTTTTGTATTTTTCTGTTTTACACCAACTACACCCAATTTTTTAGCGACATCGAGTAAGACAGGTTTTGTAAGTCTATTACATTTACGTCCACCTATTTTCATAACACCATTTTTATCGTATGAAATAGATACATTTTTAGTTGTATTCTTTTTCTTTTTTGATGTAGTTCTTTTCTTTGGAATTTTAAAACAACAATCTGAACCTTGTGGGTTTTTACGTACTTCGAACCCACTTTTACATGGTGGGCGTCTAGGTTTTGGACATGTAGAAGCTTTTATAGTTCTCTTGATTGGAATTTTTGGTGCATTTACATTACGGTTTACTAAACCCATGGTATATCCTAATACATGGAGTAGTTTTGTCATATCAATACCTATTTTATAGGCCTTTTCAAGATCATCTGGATCGCTTTCACCTTGAATTTGAACTACACCCGAACCAGTTTTTCCATATTTAGTCGATAAAACGAAATTATGGTCTTTATATGTCATATATAAAAATGGTGTTAATTCAGGTTCATAACTAATACTTTGGGCTTTTATTGGGTTTTGGCTTGTGATTCTTGCTAAATCAAAGTTTACATTAGTATTAAAGAAACCTGCAATATTGTTATATTCAATATCATTATACAAAAACTGATGTTTTTCTGTATACGTATCAATTATATATTTACGTAAAGACTCTGGTTGTCGTTTAAGGTTTTTAGATCCTAAAAACCCACCAGAAAATCGAATTTTGCCATTACTGTAAATTACAAACGTGAAATTTTTACGTTCCATACCATCCATCATATATCCACCTAATTGTACTGAAAAGAACTCTTTATTCAAATCACCTTTTAATCCAAAATTAGATGTATGTATGGCACCAGTTTGAAATCTTCCGAAATAGCCTTTAATTTCATTAAGATCTATGGTTAAACCAGGTGCTATTTGAGCATGACCTTTTGGTTTTTGTTTTAAAATATATTGCATATTTACACGCTTTTCATCCTTTGAAAACTTTTTGTTTACAAGAACATTATACATACCCGGGTTAAATTTACCAATTTTAAGACCACCTGATGTAGTAGACATAGATGATGGTTTGGATGTTTGAATAGAAACATTCGAATTTTTTACGAATTGCCTGGGATCCATATCTTATTCTATTATGATATTTTATTTACATATCGTTACTATATCCTTGGATTTCATCTTCGTTTATTATATCAATTCCAAATATAAATGACTGTTTTTTACATAATTTACCCTTATATGTTAATATATCTTCTCTAACTTCTATATCGCGTTGACTAAATGGACCAATGTAAAAATCCTGGGTAAAACGTGGTTTTCCAAGATTATTTGCTTGACAATGTGAATTAAATAATGCAACAAATTCTTTTTGGGGACAGAATAAATCTGAACCGTATTTTACAGCAGTTGATTGTAAGAAGTTTTCGAGTGTGTTCGCCACTGTTGCAACTTGTTTCTGAACAGTTTTAAAATATTCTGGTACAACATTCCAAATATCCTTATCTGCATATTTTTGTGCGTATTCGAGATATGCTCGAATACATTTTTGAAGTATGATAGGCAATTCGTCATCGAGTTTATTTTCAAGCGTTGGGTCTGCATTTTTAACCTGTTTTCCAAAATTCCACGTGAGGATACGTCGTAAAACACTTCCCGAATTATCTTTCCAATCTGGAATTTCATTTCCACCAAGCACACCGGGCGTTTTCCATTCAAATGATTTAGCTTTTTCATGTTTTACAGCTATAGAAACATCTTCACCCGATACTATAGATTGGAACTCTGCTTGTTCGAGTTGTAAATCACCTTTTACTTCAGGTGCGATAAACATGAAAGCATTATAAATAGAAGATAAACCAAATTTCTTCTCAACATTATTTGAAAGTGTACTTACATCATCCGCGTTATAAAATCTCCGAAAAACTTTAGTGATGAGAGTAGATTTACCTGAACGTGCAATACCTTTTAAAAATGGTATAATTTGCCATGCATCCATATCATTTACATCAAAACATAAACGACCACCCATAACATACATCCATTTAGATACTTCTGAATCAAATTTTTGATAATCAAGTATAGACTGAAAAAATGGTGTTGGTATATCATACCAATTTTCTATATGATCATAATCTGTAAATTCCTTATTGAAATATTTACAACTTACAACCGTTTGATCGAGGTTTTTAAATTCACGTGAATCATATGTATAAAATGACGATTCATATAAACCTGTTTTAGCAGACCATTCCTTTCCTATAAAAATACCATTTGTAAACGACCAAACGTGTCTATTTTTAATGATCTCAGGAAACTGCATATCTTTACAGTTTGTTAAATGTCGAATAACATCGTTATATACAGAACCACGTGTTGATAAATTTTTCCATAGTTCATACCTCGTTTCTTTTTGAGCTACACCATATACATATTCCTGAATGGTTTCAATCTGTTTCCAGGCGCGTGTATCTTGATCATCATCTGTTTTAATTTGGGTACAACAATATCCCTTGTATCGTTTTATGTTCATTTCGTATAGGTTTTGTAAACATGCAAGGATAGCCTGTTGATATGGGACTAATTCATCTATATTATCAATGGTCGAACATCTAAAGATGGATGGGTCTGATTCAGGGTTAATTGGGACGTATGTTGGGTTATTAATTCGTTCATGTATACGCGCAGCTCTAAAAATGATTTGCCATGCATCGTCAACTTGGTCTATAAGACGGTTTATACGCATAGATATTTTCATATCTTCGTCATCTTCTATATCCAAAAGTTTCAAAACTTCAGCCCGATGATACATTTGTCCTAATTGCATTTTTAAACGTTTATGATTTCCAGAAACAAGTTCAACATCAAATTTAATTGGGATACCCGTTTCAGGGTCCAGATCCTGAGGATTTATAAAATTTTTATATCCGAGTTGGAATGATACCATGCTATTATCTGTGGCATTAATATCCCACATATCTTCCAATTGAGATAGAAGGTGCATAAACTCTTCAGGGTTGAGAGATTGAATCTGGTTAGACCACATAATAGCATTGGATTCACGTTGATTTGATTCCGAACTAATAAAATGCGTTTCATCCATTTTCTTTTATTTACATATGATTATTTTTCTTAAGTTTATTTTTTTTGTAAATGAGATAACATTTTTATTAAAATTTTATTTTGGATCTCTATCTGTCTTGATATATTTACCAGAGCAGAACATACAGTTTCCCCTTCTTCGGTTGCAAGTACCGAACTCAGCAGACCACCCATATCCATTACATATTGTCCGTCATTTTCATCTTCAAACATAATATTATCTTCATCGTCTGTCATTTCAAGTTCAAGTTCATCAATAATGGATTCTTGATCCTGATCTTCACTTTCATTATTTTCTTCAATTTCTTTAATTTCATCAGTTGGTTCAAGAAGTGTTTCCTCTTTGTCGGTCATTTGTATTTACCAGGAAAAATCAAATTGTGTTTTTTCGCGGGGGTCACCTGAAAAAAAAATCTTGGTATATAGTACAAAAAACAAACAAAATGGCCGGTGGTCTCATGCAACTCGTCGCCTATGGCGCCCAAGATGTCTACTTGACTGGTAACCCAAAAGTCACTTTCTTCCAGGCGGTTTACAAACGCCACACTAACTTTGCGATGGAAAACATCGAACAAACTGTCAACGGTACTGCCGGTAACTCCGGTCGCGTCTCCGTCACGGTCGCCAGAAATGGTGATTTGATCGCGGACATGTACGTTGAATTGCTCTCGAAGCAAGCCTTCGACAAGACCGAAGATGCGTGGGTCGCGGAATCCGCGATCTCCACTGTCGAATTGTCCATCGGTGGTCAAAGAATCGACAAGCACTACCAAAAGTGGTGGAGATTGTACGCAGAATTGTACATGGACGAAGCCACGAAGTTGAACTACGGTAAAATGACTTCGTCGCGTGTTGACAACGAAAAGGTTTATTTGCCATTGATCTTCTTCTTCAACAGAAACCCAGGATTGGCCTTGCCATTGATTGCCTTGCAATACCACGAAGTCAGAATTGACTTTGACTTGACCTCAACTTTTGACAAGTACTTGTCTACGTCCACGTTCAAGGTCTGGGCTAACTACATCTACCTCGACACTGAAGAGCGCAGACGATTCGCGCAAAAGGGTCACGAATACTTGATCGAACAAGTCCAACACACTGGTACCGATACCGTTACCAAGAACGCGACCAAGCAAGTCAGATTGTCCTACAACCACCCAGTTAAGGAATTGGTGTGGTGCGTTGCCGAAGGTGATGCCGAAGGGAGACACACTATGTGGAACTTGTCGGGTGAAGCTGACGCCGCTGATGTCTGCGTTGATTGCGCCTCTGCCAACGTTGTTACTGCGGTTCACCAAAACGGTCAACCAAAACTCGAATCCGCCGCCGGTGCCGCGGACTTCTTTGAGGAAGATTGCGGTAACTTGAATACCTTTAAATTGGTTCTCAACGGTCAAGACAGATTCAAGGAACAATCCGGTAAGTACTTTAACCAAGTGCAACCATACCAACATCACTCTGGTTCGCCATACACGGGTGTTTACTCGTACTCGTTTGCGCTTAAGCCAGAAGAACACCAACCAACTGGTACTTGCAACTTCTCCAGAATTGACAACGCGCAAGTCGCCGTTGCCTGTAACAACATCGGTGCGACCTCCAAGAACCTCGACATGTTCGCGGTCAACTACAACGTTCTCCGTGTCCAATCCGGTATGGGTGGCCTCGCCTTCTCCAACTAAGCATTTCTTAGTTTATTGAGTTTAGTAAAAAAAATAAAATTTAAAAAATAAATAAAATTTAGATTTTAAAATTTAGAACAAATTTTAAAGTGTAACCTTAAAGTATTTTTGTATTTTTTCGAGTACGTACCAGTTCGGTTCGATTTTTTCAGATTCGATTTTGTTTATGGTATCTAACGTTTCGCCTATTCTATGTGCGAGTTCAACTTGTGTATGGTTTCTTCTTATACGTAACAATTGAATTCGTTTACCAAGCGTATCATTCATAATATATGATGTTATAATTTAACACTTAAAACTCTACGCAATTTTTGCATGATTTTGTGATCTGGTATTGCTTTACCCGATTCGTACGACGAAATTATATCAGACGATACGTTTATAAGATTAGCGAGATCCTTTTGTGTATATTTCTTTGCGACGCGTGCCCTTTGAATAGTTAACCCCGTTTCTTTACCGACCTTTTTATGGGTTCCTAATACAGTTTCGTCGAGTTTTTGATCGGGTGATTTACCGGAATATTGACTTCGTTTAGGTAATTTGATTTCCTGTCCCATGAACTTGACATATTTTTCCTTTTCTTTTTCCTTTTTAACGGATTTACCATGTATAGTAACTTCTTCCCAATCTTGGTGAAACATGTTTTTTTATTATAATGACTTAAAATTTTAAGTAATAATATAAATATGTTAACTCTTTATTATGCGATTGGAACAATAGTTCTGATATCAGTCTGTTTTGTATTAAAAAACGGTTGGTGTTTGTGTGGTGATGAAGATAATGAAGACAGTGAGGAACCTCGCCCAAAATACGAACCCAAACTCCCAAGAGGGTTGTATTGGAAACACTAATAGGAACTCTGAAATATAAAGATTTAACGTTTATACTATGGTAATGAAAGGTGTTTATATATTTTTAATAGTTTTTGGAACTATTTGTGCTGCGTGCGCATTTTTTGAACCCGTTGTTAAATGTTATTATAAGTGTTTTCCATACAAACGGGAACAAATAATTGAAGTATAAAGTTTAAACCTGTGTATACAATAAATGATTGAAGCGTATACAGATGGAAGTTGTTTGGGTAATCCGGGACCCGGTGGTTGGGCGTATCTCATAATTGGAACACTTTCAACTGTTGTTCATAAAATAGAAGATAGTGGAGGTAAATATATTACAACCAATAATGTTATGGAAATGACGGCAATTATAAAAGTTTTAGAAAAGTGTTTAGAACTTGGAATTACATCCGTTCGTATTTTTACAGATAGTAATTACGTAAGAATGGGCTTAACAGAATGGTCTAAGAATTGGGAACGTAACGGTTGGAAAACAGTAAAAGGTGACGATGTAAAGAATAAAGATGAATGGATTCGAATGATCGAATTAATGCGTAGATTTGATATTGTCGATATTAAATGGGTCAAAGCGCATAACGGAAACGTAAATAATGAACGCGTAGATACTTTAGCTAGGGAATACGCATACTTATTTTCTAAGAAATAGTAATGGGAGCTACTCTACCAGAACAACATCACTGGTGTCCAAAACAGGAAAAACTCCTCATAGGCTGGGCCGAAAAGGCCGCAGGCTACAGGTGGTTACATAATCACGCACGAATGTTTTATAAAAAACAAAACGATTGGTTATCGTACCCGTGTATAATCATATCGAGTATAACGGGTGTTGGTGGTTTTGCGGTTTTGAGTCCAAACGATGAAAGTATGTCTGACGCAAAAAAACAACAGATAATAGCAGTTCAATACTTTTTTGCGTTTCTAAACGTACTCGCGGGTATACTTACATCTGTTTCCAAGTTTAATAATAGTTCAAAAATGATGGAAACACACTCGGCGATGTGTATTCAATGGTCTAAATTTTATAGGAATATAGAGATGGAATTATCACTCGAAACTGAACACAGAGGTGACGTGAACGAATTCGTGACGAAGTGTCGCCAAGAATACGATCGCCTTTTAGACGATTCTCCGGATATTCCACCAAATTCTATAGATGCGTTTAATGCAGCGTTTCCTAATAAAGAGAATAAACCCGACGTGTGTAACGGTTTGAATGTAATAGGTACGAATTTAAGTGGAGGT